TAAGCCCGCGAATAAGCCCGCGAATAAGCCCGCGAATAAGCCCGCGAATGCTTCGCTCCCTCCTGGTACTACGGTTCAGAACAGCGGGTTTGGAGCCAAATACTCCCAAAACTTTGAGCCCTCTTCTAATGCTACATTGTCAGCATACGGCACAGGCGGCAAGGCATCAAATATTAATACAGGTGGTATTGCGCTCAACACAAATCTACAGGGTCCTTCTGCTTTTGCTTCGTCAAACAGCAACTTTGCTAATGCGGGTGGAAATACGCAGGCGGCGGCCGCTGCTCGTCTTGCTAAGGCGCGTGCGAATAATCCCGGCTACGCGCTCACCAACGCTGAACTCAATGCGGCTCGTACTGGTAATACCATGATGGCTGCTGCCAACACAAACTATAGCGGTGGGTTCAAGGCATCTAATGCGGCAGCGGTAAGCAACTTTGAGCCCTCATCTAACGCTCTTCTCCCTGGCTACGGCACAGGCGGCAAGGCGTCTAATATCAACACAGGTGGCATCGCCCTCAACACCAATCTACAGGGACCGGCCCCGGCTCCTTCTGAGGCCAATTTTGCCAATAAGGGTAACAACACACAGGAGGCGGTTGCTGCTCGTGTACAGGCGATGAAGAATGCGACGGCTGGCACAAACACACCCTTTGCTCCTTCAGGCCCTAGTTTAGGCGACCTCAATGACGCTGACCTAATTGTTGATGTAGTCTTTAGTGATGTAAAAGCCATACCTCGTGGTGGAAAGATTGGTGTGAATCTAACGAAGAAGGATGGCTCTAAATTTTTGGCTCTTCCCTCAATGGGTCTCAGTATGCCCGGAATGCCCGGAATGCCTAAGTTCAGCATGCCGCGTTTCTCAGGCCCTAAGATTGACCTATCATGGCTCAAGTTGCCGAACTTCGGTCACTTCAAGCTACCGGAGACTGATATCTTGGGCATGCTTGGCAAGTTCCTTGCGGCTCTACCGACGCTTACTAGGGAACAAATCGTGGCTGCTCTTAAAAAGGGTGGCAAGTACATCGGATTAGCCTTACTGTCCCCGCTCATCTTAGCGGCCTGGCTCTATGATCACGGTTTCAACCTCAATATCAAGCTAGATGGTCTTACAGGTGGCCTCATCAGCCTTGAGGACTGGTTCTTGGGTGGCAACCAGCCTGCGGTCAAGGAAATTGGCCGCAAGCTCAAGATGGCAACTGACATTGCTAAGCGTGTCGTGACAAACACAATCGCGGAGCAGGAGTTCTTACAGAAGCAGATCAATGACAAGACGCGCACGGCGGAGTCAGTCAAGCAGCAGATCTTGGCAAGTCTTGATTCACAGATCGCAAACATCAAGAGCACCCTAGCGAATCTTTCAGCGGATATCAAGCAGGTTACGGTTGACCCCGAGTATGACAACTTGATTGATGAGATTGACTTTGAGGGCTACAAGGGTAACAATAGCAAGTCTGCGAATGCGAACTTGATGGCTGAACTAAACTTGCTCTTAGACTCCATCCAGAAAGCCTACGAGGGTATGGCGGAGGGCGATGAGGCAACTGTTGCCAAGGCGAATGTTGAGAAGTTCAAGCAGATCCGCAAGAACTTTGATGACATGCTCTCTCTGCCGCAGAAGATGCGCGACCAACTCAAGGATGCTCCGGCCAGTGCGGTCGGTGCCAAGCTCAAGGAACTCGGCCGCGATGCTCGTTCCCGCACTGCGAAGTTGGGCTACAATGTAGGACAGTTCTTCTCCCGTGGTGCAAGCCGCGTTGCTTCCATGTTCGGACGTGGCAAGAATTTCACAAATGCTAATCGCACCCGCAAAAACGCGGTGGCTCGTAATAATGTACAGCTGATGAATAATCCCATCGGTGCGGGTAACCAGACAAAGAAGCCGTCTCTGTGGAATCGCGTTAAGGGCTTTGGCTCAAAGGCCGCTGGCTTTTTTAGCCGTAAGAAGAGCTCAAATGTTGCGGCTGCCAACAGAGGACTCAACGCGTACAAGTCATCAGCAATCAAGTACCCGGGTGCCGCAGCCGCAGCCGCTTACACGCGCAAGAACCGTCGCTACAACCACTAGATTTTCTAGCAACATAAATAATTTGAAACCCTATTAGGAATTCAAATGATTTTTCTAAACTAAAAGCAGAATGGGAGACGCATCTGATACAATTCGTGCTAGAAGGGCAAAGACATTTTACAGTTTTCAGGCAGCCGCCAATAAAATCACACAAGCCAACGCAAACTGCGGAACATGCGCGGAAAAAGCCCCCGCCTCCGGCACTGCGTGTACAGTCAATTTCACAAGCTATGAAGCAAAACTTTTATATTTAGAAGGCAAAAACGCACAAGTTCCATGTGCGACACAATGTACATCTTAAACATTCCAGCAAGTATAGTATAGAATGGAAAAAACACAAGGAGCTCGCGTCAAGGAATGTGTAACACTCTGGCGTAAGCTTACTGTAGATCTTGGTATCCCGCATACATATGAGGGCATGCTAGAACTCAAGGAAGAAATTGATAAATATATTAAAACAGGCGAAACTTTCAAGGGCGAAATAGAAATCCCTGCTCTTGGCCGCACAGCATCTGTTCATTTTCCCCGTGAATCCAGCAAAGATGTTACTATTACTCTTAAAGTTACGACTAAATCGCAAACAACATAGCCGCCCGACCTCCGTATATTCGCAAGACATTCCAAGTAGTTGTCCATAAATAAAGTTGGAGAGGTGGATATCTTCCAAATCGGTCAGTCTGCATTGTAAAGGTAATTTCCTTCCGCGATAATTTATCAAAATTCGCTAAACCCTTTGGCTGATATGGATTTCCTAATTCCTTATCATCCCAACAGCCTGGACCATGACTGAATGGATAGACGTATATAAATCGCCAGAAACGCGGTGCTTTACGATAATGTAAGACAGGAAGCAATGTTCTAAATAGTGAAGGAGACGTGTGCCGGAAGCGTTGTGTTCCGTTATAATACAGGGCAACTTCTGCTAGTGGCTCCGAATATGAATACTGAAAACGGTCGGTAGTTGTATTCCATGGCGCAAAAAAAGACGTATCTGTGCCCGATAAATCACGCGTTGCTAAGAAAGGATTATTAAAGCGATCCGCTTCCGGATTGTGAAATGTCCAAATAATATCCTGTGTAGGATTATTGAAAGGAATCACCGTGCGAATATAAGGCTGTCCTTCTGTATTTTGTACACCTAATGAATTATAAAGTGGAACTTTATATTCTAAATCTGCCTTTCGTAAATTAACAGCTTCATAGTCATCCACTGAGATATATTCCACTAGCAAGTATGCGTCTTGAAAATGGAGTTTATCGGGAACTGCTATACCGGGTATACTTCGTCCATTTACACCATAGAAAGGAGTAAGTTCACTGGCACCATATATTTTTGTAGGGGATGTATCATCCTGTTGATAAAAGGTTGCTCCTTGCAAAGCGGGCATAAATCCGGGTGGATTACATGCCTTTTCCACATAATCCGTGTTAAGTTCATTCATCCGAGCCGTAGTATAATAGAGATTTTCAACACCCGCAAATTTAACTTGACAACGAACTGTATCCACTGAAAGAGCTTCAATTGGCAAACTCTGTGCTAAATTCTGTGTAAACCAAAAAGGTAGCGGTACACGAACTGTTAGTGGCTCCAAAGCTAAAAGAGAAAATGCATTATAATTCTCAACACGTCCAATTAGTTGACTTTTCACTGCTAGTTTTTCAGGTGGTTCATAGAGTTCATCCAATACTTCCAGCAGTCGTCCATCCAATGTTGCCACAGCAACACCACCGATTTCCAGCGTTATACTCTGTATAATAGCATGGCCTACACTATTCGTCCAGCCGAATGTTGGTCCGAGAAATTTATTACGTGTTAAAATGGAAGCATCACCCGCCGCTATAGCAGCCCGATTCTGTACTGAATAAATGTCGGGTAGTGTTACCACGAGAAAAAGCCGATGAATGAAATTTGCTCGGCGCGGAATGGTAACAGATGCTTGAACTCCGAAATCGGGTAAATTATCAAAATCAACACGAACAAATTGAGCCGCCCAGCGCGTTGTGGATTTATAGACATTTACATATCGGTCAATTGAAGGGGTTCCTTTCAGACCGGGCTGAAGTCTTTCATCTTGAAGACCACGAGCAACAATTTTAAATAAATCTGGCACAGCCATCTCCTGTTGATTACCCAGACTATTTGTTTACTTATTTGCCTCATATAAACCGAGCGTCCGAGCAGAAGGATCAGTTGTTTCAGGCGACCATTGCGGCATCCACATATGGGGAATTAGGATCGCAGCAGCTGAACCATATGCTTTCTCAAAAACAGACCGATACCAGCGGGCCTCATCTGTCTTGGGAGGATTATGCTTGTATTCCTGCTCTTTTCCAGCAAACTGGGAAGCAGCCGCCTGCAGCATTTGAAACCATGAATTTTCTTTGCTAGAAACTCCATCACTGAATGCCTCCTTTCGTCGCCACAGAATCTCATCAGGTAGCAAACCAGTACCTTCAAAGGCTTTGCGAAGCATCCACTTTTCGGGTCTTCCACTAATAGAAGGCATAAACATGCTAGTGGGTAGCCGCCGAACATAATCTACGAGTTGCCGGTCCAAGAAGGGTGTTCGTGATTCAAGTCCATGCGCCGCCATAGAACGCTCGGAACGCAAAACATCATAGCAGTGAATTTCGCCTAAAAGCCGCTCAATCTCATTCTCAAATGCCTGTTCATTAGGAGCACGATTAAAATAGAGATATCCGCCAAAGAGTTCATCACTGCCATCTCCATTTAATATAACCTTAATGTCCGTATTCTCCTTAATCCACTTTCCAACTAACCAGTTTGCCGTTGAAGCGCGCACACTCGTGATATCATAGGTTTCTACAGCACGAATCGTAGGTTCAACTGCTGCTAGAAACTCTGCGGAAGTTAAGACAATTTCATGATGAACTGAGCCAATATGAGCCGCCACTTTCCTCGCAGCAACTAAGTCTGGGGTCTCAGTGCCAAGACCAATTGAAAAGGTATGTAGTTGTTGCCCCGCTTCAGTAAGAATCTTCGCTGCTAAAGCCGCAATTAAACTGCTATCAAGTCCACCCGAGAGAAGAGCACCCACTGGTCTATCCGAAAGCATCCGCTTCTCCACAGCAGTCACTAAGTACAGCCGAATCCATACCTGTAAATCTCCAGCACATTCATCTGTATCCGCAAGAAACTGCTGCTTATGCCACGTGAGAGCAGTCCAAGGCTTTACAATCGGTTCATATCCTGCCTTAAAAACACCATAGGAAGAGGGTGGGAAAATACTTATATCCTTACTTTGGGTTAAAGGCAGTCCCTTCACTTCTGATGAAAAACAGTAGGCACCGCCTGCTAAGCGACCAACAAAAAGAGGACGAACACCAAATGAATCACGTCCAACATGAAGCGTCTCAGAGGGAATATGATATGCCACAAACGCAAAAACACCATCTAAGAGACGGCAGACATCACGGCACGAAAAGCGTTCTAGGAGAAAAGGAATCACATAGCAATCTGAGCCGAGATAGTCTGCTGGAATCCCGAATCTAGCAGCCAGTTCCCTATAGTTAAAAATTTCACCATTGCAGATTACACGCCATTCGCCCCCCGGTGATTTCATAGGTTGGTTTCCAGCAGCAGTTAGACCATTAATTGCCAGGCGTGTAAAACCAAAAATACATTGGTCAATATCTACAACTGACATGTATTCCGGGCCTCTTGGCAGTAGTTTTTTAACACATTCTTCTGCGAAATCACATGAGGTTGAACCAAAGAGACACCAGATTCCACACATTGCTTTGTGGGAAGAAGTATTTAAACGGCGATAACCTCAGGTGACGCAACAGGAGCAACAGCCTCAGCAGAAGTGGAAGGAGGCACAGGAGATACCAAGTTCTCATCCGTTGGCTCATATGGATACGCGGAAGCAGCTGACTTAGTCTGCTGGAGCCACTGATAGTTCGCAAGGAACAGCTGACGGGGAATGTCCTGAGAATTGACCCAAGCCGTACACTCAGCCCAAGTTAGCGTAAGTTGAGCCGGTCGCAGACGATTGAGATAGTGATCCTGCATGTCGTAGAGCAGACGACGCAGATACTTGGGCGCATCCCTGCTAGGAAGACTACGCGCCTTAAATACATCGCAGTAGGTCTGATAGAGAGTTCGTGTCTGTGTCTTGAGTCGTGTCCATAGAGCATCAAATGCCTCCTTATCCTCGGGGAAATGATGCATGTAAGCATTGAGACTGCCCTTCTGCCGAAGCTCCAGCCACTTGAAGTCCAGCCGCGGCGTGTTTCCACGCAACTCATGGAGCATCTTGTATGTGGGCGTGCGAATCTTCCAACGCTGACCTGTCGTCGTATCCTTAATCACATAACCCTGACAATACGCCGTATTGTTAACGGCAATCATATTCTCCATAGTTGGAATTGTTACAGCAGTATCAGCAAGCGGAATGCGGCGACTGACCATATTCATAAGCATCGGATACTCGGAGAGTGGAAGATTGAAATCCAAATCTGCGGGAGTCGGACCCACCCTAACAACCTGAATGAGCTTGAGATTTGCGACTGGAATAGGGACGACAATCCGGTTGCTAGGATGCTGGAGAACCCATGAATAGGAAAGATTCGGGTCAAGCATCGCAACTGTCAGATTAATACTAGCAAAGGTGTCCCAGAATAGATGATAGAATGTCTGCGGTCCATAGAAACGGCAGTTTCCACCAATATTTGAGCGGGTAGAAATGATCCACTGTGAGATCTTTGTATCATAGAAGAGGTTAATCATTGTTCCATCCCAAAAGTCCTCCACAATGAGACCCTCCTTAGAGACAAATGTGCTGGCCTCAAATGGAACTGAGCGGAAAGGACTAAAGGAAACCGGCCTATTTGTCTCTGTATTCCACACAACAGATCGGAAATAATGGGTATTTGTATGCTTCATATCCGAAACGCCCTTTACGTAACGGATAATAGCTAGATGTGCGTGCTCCTTACTGCGAACAACCTTAAGAGAACCTCCTTCCAGTGACTCTAGATGAGTAAAGAGCGCCTCAGCGCCCTCAGCACTGAACTTGATTGCGATATCATTGAAGAAATTACTAAAATCGGAAAACATTTTTATTACTATACTCAACACGTGTGCCCCACTTAGTCCGGCTGCAAAGGCATTCAAATTTTTTTCGCCTAATGAGATGCGGTACGCTCTGACTTAGATGAGCATCCATCGTATCTCTTAGAGATGCGGAGAAGCCGACACAGAAAAGAACCCATGCCTATCATAGGACAGATGGAGTCTGACAACCTTGCAACCACTATAGAATTAGGAGATTTGGTCTCAATCTATACGAGTGAAGACCCTCCGTTTACAGGCAATGTCATCTTTTGTAATACTGAACGAATCCGAATTAAAGACAGTCAAAGCCGCACAACAGGTAAAGAATATTTGCTGGATACAAACGGTGAATTTAAGGAAGAATACCAAATTTATCTCGTAGACATTCACAAGAAATCAGAATATTATCATTTTTCAGCTATGATTGGCGCGCAACCTGGTGAAACAGTTGAGTTCTTCGGATTAGATGGTACACCTGCTGTAATAAACCCTGAAACAAAGGAGACAAGTGGTATTATCAGTGAATTAATCGCGACTGATTCGGAGGATGCCCTGATTCTAACAAGCGGCGTTCGTTTGGATTTTGGTTGTATGGGACCCGATCCATCAACAGGAATCGCAATTATTGTTCCCACTACACCGGAAGGTTCTAGTGAAGAAGCCTCCGATGAGCAGATGATGGTCCAGCAACAAGAAGAAAAAACAGAAGTCTTTCAATTTGAGAGTATTGAACAACTACTTCGTGAAATCATGCCAACAGCAGTTATTGAAGAAATTCCGTCTGCGGAACGTTTCTACCCCGATGCGATTCAGCGTCAAGATATGTATAATGATTTCATAATGGATTTGACCCCCGACAAGCAAAAAAATGTAAAAGCCCTTCGTGAAGTCAGCCAACACACCGAATACTTACTAGCACTCAAACAGTCAACTGTTAAATTAAATATAGCCAATCGCCCCATAGGAATTCAAAAGTCAACATTTGAAACGCTAGGAGATGTAACAAATGAGGTATCTACCTCATATATTCCAGCGTGTGTTCCTATTTATGATGTTAAGAGAACTCTCTATTTGGATAAGCGTGAAATGAGCCCTTCTCAAAACTTACTTTTTAAATACATCATGGACATTGAATATGAAGATTATAAACGTCTTGAATTATACGAAAATGGCGAAATGGCCACCAATGGAATTGCGTTCTACAGTTATTTAGACACAGTCTTTCAATTAGCGCGTACAACACCTGGTTCTTTGGTTACTGAAGGAACCACAAGAGATATTATTACATATGAACAAGAAGGATATATCGCACCTGAACCCGGTACAGTAAGGTCTGGTTTTGAGAAAGGACTTCCTAGTGGATATGCAAGTTCTTTCGCACATTCCTTCGGAAAATCAATTGTACCTCTTACAAGTGAATTTTTAACACCATTAAAGGTTCAAACATCCCGATTTCTCCCCGCAATCCGAGCATCCGCTCATAAATTAGTCTCTGCTGGAACTGTATCACAACCTGCGGACCAAGTTATTACAACAGGATATGTCATTCTAGATACACCGTCAATTCTTCATGCGCGTACACTTGTAAATATTCCTTCTATTATGACACGAATTCAGATTGCGGACTATCAGCGGGATTATAAAGTTAAGAAATTATCTGACCTTGAACCTATTGCTGTGATAGATGCGAATGCGCAGACACATTCATTAATGCTTACGAAGGAACAAGTAGCTGCTGCCACACCAGAGTTTTGGGAAATCTGGATTCGTAATAATCTTTATCGTACAATTTCACCGATTCATGGATTCTCCCCTGCTTCTCCTCTTTTGGCCGTTGCTCTTGACGCATTTGTTCCTAATCGCAGCGACTATCCTAAGACACTTCAAGATGAAATATGGAAGTTTATTGACCGAAATATGAAACTGTGGATTCAAGCAAGTGGCGCATCAAGACAACGCATTGCCAAGAAATTGGCGGAAGGTGTGACCGAAGGCGAATCCTATAAACCCATCATTGAGCACCCAAATACACTTAATAAGCGTATACTTGAAGACGTTTTCTTAAATATTCTAATTAAGAATCTGAATGATAAAGAAACAACCTTGCGAAATAATCCACAGGTTATTATGGCTGAATTTGAGAAGGGATTCGGTAGTGAAGCCT